GACGTGGAACGACCAGCTTCATGCCGCGCAGAGCAACCTTCAGACCACGTTCGTCAACGAAGCCAGCAATGTTGATCAGAGCGTCTTCAAGAGAAGTTTCGTTCAGATCAGCAGCAGTTGATGGTTCGTTAGCAAAGGTGCTACCGTTGGTCAGCGGGTGATCAGTTGCGCAAAGTTCTTTGCCGTCACCACCAGTTACGGTGCTGTCGAAGGCATTGTTAAGAACAGCGGCAGCTTTAACCTGCTTTGTGTGAGCCATTGAACGAGCAAGAGCACGAGTGTAGCGGCTGGAGAGACGATCATAAAGATTATCTTCCACAGCTTCTTCAGTAATGCTGAATGCCAAAGCAATGGTTTCGTGGTTGTAACGAGCAGTGTATGCTTCGTTAGCGTCATCAAAATTCACCGCAGAACCTTCTGATTTAGTAGGTGCCGCACCGAACCCGGATAACATAACCTCCTCCTCGAATGCTCTATCTGAGGATTCGGTGGTGAAGATTTCGGCGTGCTGGTTCTCATAGCGTGAATACTCCATACCAAATAGAGCATTAAGGCCAGGTTCCAGCTCTTTCGCCAATTGTTGACGTGAAATAGCCATTGTCTAAGCCTCCTTATACGCCAGTGGTTGAAACAGTGCCACCAGCAATAGAACCATTGGCACTATTGAAGTGGTTGTTCAAACGCACGATTACAGGGATACCAGCAGCAGTGAAGTCCTGGTTCTCAGGGTCTTCTTGCCAGCCCATAATACGCAAGTTGAGCGTATTAGTGGTAGCAATGGTGCTAACAGCCAAAGCAGCAGAGGAAATACCAGTTGTGGTAGAACCTTCATCGCCAGTGGAAAAGTTAGCGTTGGCGAACACATGACCACGCATGGTTGCCTTGCTGGTTAATGACGCATCAGATGCAATTGCGAACAACTGCATTGGGTCGTCATATACGAAAGCCTTGATCGGATGGTTTGAATCCGCACCAGATCCTGGCCAGTAGTTTGAGAATACTTTCTCGCCAGTGGTCGAAGATACATACTCACAGCCCCAGAAAACACCAAGCAAACCTACAGTGCCACCAGCCGCCGCGCCCACAATGTCAATAAAACCTGTGGACAGAGGGATGACCGGGGAACCTTGGTAGATTGCATTGGTATTGCCGTTGGCAATCTCGTAGAGTGTGTACCCAGACGCACCAGTTGAATTAGCGTTCGAGCCTAACTTTGCGATAGGACGAAGGCCAAAAGAACCGTTAGCATTTGCCATAGGTTTACTCCTTCAATCTAAATTAGGAGTCGCGTTTGCGACCTCCAAAGGTTACACGACTTTGCCTATCATTAGTAATAGGCATCGAAGGATGTTGCTCCTTCATTAAGTCCTGGTCAACAGCGACCATTTGTTCGCGGGTCCGTCCCCGGTAATATGCGGTTCTTTCCTGCGCTGTCTCTTCAGGTATACGGGCTAGCATAAGTCCACCGTTACCAATGACCCCAGCATGTTGCCCTTCGTCAATAGCGGCATAATCAAATCCGGGGTACTCATCAGCTCTGACTGGTTCCCATCCCTCACGAAGTTTCGCGTGGACGTTCATTTTGTCATCATCGCCTCTGAGTGCTGTACGAATCCAACGATGCTTATATCCATCGGGAGCTTCTGGAGCCTCTAGTCGGCTGGGCGGTGCCCAAGGTTTGCGGCGCGAAGTTTTTTCGCGTGTTTCTGTTGACCGTGGCTGTCTTGAATCACTCATAGCATTAATCCTTTACATACTTGGCGTATTCTTCAAGAGGAACACCAAGTTTTTTGGCCATTGCCACCTGTGAAGGTGATAACTTGACGGTCCTGCGCCCCTGTTTGTTGCTGCGGGATGCGGAAGTTGAAGCCGAGGCGACCCTAGAACTTCCCCCGTTTTTGGTGCTACCCATCTCATTTGGAAAACGATTCCTAAGACGGGCGTCTAACTCACTATAATACTCATCGCTCGTTCCGTCAAACCCTTCTTCAAGAAGTTGCTTGTCAATAACGAATGCTGCGTTGGTCATAATTTCGTCTTCACCAAACCATTCATGCTTCGCCGCCCACTTTTCAGCCTTTGGATGAGGCTTCTGTTGAGCAGGTTGCTGAACCTGTTGGGCAGGTTGCTCCATTTGTTGAGCTGGCTGTTGAACAGACTGTGATTCCTGCCGTTGCTTTGCCATGCGATAACGCTCTTCTTCGATTGCGATCTTTGAAAGAGCCTGTGATGCTTCATACATAGCATCAGGATCTCCGCGTTCGTGAGCGTCACGATAGGCTTGTTTTGCCGTTGCTTTCTGGGACTCAAGACGAGTTCCATATTCAGTAATGTAGCCTTGATCAAGGCTGGTTAATTTATTTTTAAGTTGGTCGTTTTCTTTTTTCAACATTTCTGCCAAACGAGCGGCTTCTTCTTTGTCGCGCTCGGCAAAACGATACTTCTCAGTAAGTTTTTTGATGCGTTTCTGAACGCCTTTGCTATAGCTGTCCAGTTCCTCTTCGGAAGAGTCCTCTTCAACCGCTTCTACCTGTGGCGCATCATCATCATCTGTGTTAACTTTTTTGCCAGATTCGTCAAAAGTTACTTCAACGTCATTCTCCAGCTCTTGCGCTTGTTCCATTTGTGCCTCCTCAGACATGTTTCACATCATCAGGTTCTAGAATTGTGGCTATTACTTCGTCATCATTAATGATACGAACTTCGCCGCCTTCAATCTTGAACCGAGATCCTGCGTATCGACCAATACACACCCACTGACCTTCTTGACACCATGCTTCGGGGTTGTCACCGAACTTGTTGGGGTCTTGATAAGCCAAAGGTCCTAGCTTGAGCACATATGCCACAACTGTAGCTAATGCTTCTCGCTCCCTTGTTTGGTCTGGAATGATGATACCGCCTTCTGTTTTGGCTTTACCCTGATAAGGCATAACCAAAATCCTCCAGCCTGTCGGCTGTGGAAGACGCTCTTTTAACGATTTCTTGAGAAGGCTCGGATCTAGAACTCTTTTGTTCTCTTCGATATAAGCCTCTTCAACTGAGGTAGGTTTTTTGTCAGCTTGTACTTTTGCTGCGATGTGATCAGGAACGTATAAAGTCTTCGCCATCGTCTATATTTTTCTCCAGCAGGGATTTGATTTCTTCCTTGGCGTAGACAAGACCCTGTACTTCTCCCACCATCCGCTGATACTGCTCAAAGTTCTGAACACCACCAGATGTCAACATGTCAGCAACCTGCTGTTCACGCTGTTCTAACAATTTATATACATATTTTGCGAAGTCTGCAACATCCATTATAACATATCTTTGTAGTTTGTTTGTTTATCGCTTGTGATTGGACCGCCTTCTGCCCAACTATTACAGGTATTATCCGACTCGCAAACAAACTTCCAGATCTGACAGTAGCCCGTGTTGCCGGACTCATCACCTATGCACTCAAGCATATCTTCAGTCTGGTTGTACGCAGAACAACTGCCGCATACGTCATCTGCGCGGAAAGCCGATGAGAAATTAGGCTCACGATAGTTTGCTTCCTCTATCGCAACTTCACGGTTTTCTGCGTTTAGGTCAGCGTCTTGAGTGGGAAGAGGACATCTCTTCCCATCATCATCGTCTGACATTTTATCTACTGGGATGCTTCCATCCTGTAGAATACTAATCATAATAGTAGGCATTAGTATGTTCCGCTAAATGCTTTACCTTTAACAGCCGCGCCACAACCACGGCCCGTGTCTGAACTGACACTCATGCCATCGCGGTAGCCTTTGACTTTGCCGCCATAACGATAGCCGCGACCCTTAACCATGCCGCCGCCCATCATACCATCATCATCGCTCATCTGAAACAATTCTGCTTCGATTTCGATGATCATATCATCATCGCCTTTTTCACGGGCATCGTCCAGAAGTTGCATAAGTTGTGCGCGGCGTGTATCGCCACCTTCAGCAAATTTAATCATACCGCCATCCTTCTTTTTCAATGCCGCAAAATCGGCTTCAGTAATCGCATCACGAGGTTCCGCGATACGAGCTAATTTCTTTTGCTTTGGACTGTATTTATTAAAAGGCATTATTTGCTCCTAACATACTTCGATACAGCTCTATTGCCGAACCAGAATGACATAATTGCAGCAAATAGTCCAGTCGTTTCGGGACTCCACATTAGATCCACTGCATCTTTCCAATCGCCGCCTGATTCTAGCACTTTTAACATAATCACGACTTCAACCATTACAAACATCAGGAAAAAGGCGTAAGTAATAACAGGCCTAACGCTACCGCGCAGAGCGTTGACAAATCCTCCAGCGTTAATGCTTCTATCATGCTCATAAATACTCTTTGCCTCCTGTATATCTGCTTGTTTATCAAGTTCCTGTAGTTTAAGCGCAGAACGCTTTTCCATCAACTCCGCTTCCATCTTCATGGTTTCGAGACGATGCTTATGTTCTTGCCCAGCTCTGAAATAATTCAGGACTTCTGGAAGAAAACTTGTGCCGAAGCCAAGAAGGCTTCCTAATAAACTCATCATATCAATAGACCTCCACTGATCCTTCTATAATATGCTTTGGTAAGCAATAGGCTGTCACCTTATCGCGGGAATCCATAAAATCCCTATAGGTATAATTACCATATCTTTTGGATATTTGCGAGGCGAAGAAATTACACTCCGTTACACTACGAAAATACATAGTGTTACTAACCAACCGTCTATCATCTCCAGTTCCAAGATAGACCATGAGCAGGAAAACATGAATCATTCTTCCGTTTTGTTAACTTGAGCGGGTTTACTGTTAACATATAAGCCAAACCAAGCCGCTCCCGCGCCAACGATGATCGAAAACCCCCCTGCTTGAGCGTTATTCGGCTCTGGCAACGACATAAACCACTGGCAGAACTGATAAAATACTACCATATAGGTGAAAATTAAGGCTCTGGGAACGATGCGCCATGCATCTAATCTTTCTGGTGTAATCATCCTACTGATCCTTGAACTTAAAAAGCCAAACAAAAATAGCTAAAATAGCTACTCCTGTTATAACAGATGTTATAATCACCACCCACTCAATGAATTTCTGCCGCCTTTCGCGCTGACGATACAGTGTTTCTTGCCTTTGTTTCCGTATTTGACCTTCCATTCGGATTAACTCATCCCAAGCCTTGGATCCCATAGCAAAACCCATCCACTGTTTAAGCTCGTCCCGCTGTTGCTGGGCTTTCTTTTTGGCGGCAAATATCTCCAGAGCTTCTTGCTCCACAGTTTTGCCAGCAAACATTTTCTTGAATATTGGGGGGTTTTTGGCTTCTTTTTCCGCCTGATCTAGGTCAGAAAGCGCACCCATCCAACGCGATAAGTCGCCGACCATTGATTCAATGTCTCGACCTACCGCAAATCCTTTCTTCAAAACTCCGAATGCCGCCGAAGCGGTTGCCATCGCACTTACTGGATCCACTAACCTCTACGCATCGCCAACTCACGCTGGGTCTGGATGCGTTCCCTATTCACATCTGCCCTGTCCTCCGCGATCTCCTCTTGGAGTTCGATTCTGGCTGCGTCAGTCATAGCTCGTTGCTGGAGCTTCTGGCGTTCTAGGTCTAGTTCGGCGGCGTCTTGTTGTGCACGCCGTTGAGCATCTGCCGCCTTGATAGCAAGTTCTTGCTGGCGGATTTGTACGAGTGGATCCTGCTGACCCTGTGGGACAAGCATCTGCAAGACTTCTTGTGTGAATTGTGCTTCAAGTCTTGCCACTTCCGCTTCAATCATATCAGGGGTCAGCATCTGGGTTTGTTGCATAGCCTGCTGTGCCATCATCGGATCTACCGCACCCATCTGAGCCGCTAACATCATCTGCTGTGCTTGCGCCTGCTGTTGTTGCGCTTGTTGCATAACCATCAGTCTCGCTTTCATGGAAATGTGATCCTGTAGGTGCGCCATGTAGATAGCGTAGATGTTTGGTGAAGCCGAAACCATAGGCAGTTTCATAAACGTCACATGTGTCATGATATGTGCGTCATGATCCTGTTCTTGGAATGCCGTCAGGATTTCGCCCTGCAATGCCTTTGCATTCTCGATGCTTGGGCTAGTAGGCTGTGGCTCTTTCCTTGCAGGTAGGATCTCGTCAATATTCTGGACTTCCAACGCCTGATACATACGCTTGTATGCTTCGTACAGGTTGTGGATCTGCGGATTGGACTGAGCCAATTGCAACTGCGTTTGTGCCAGCGTTACACGCTGCGACATCGAGAAGATGTTTGGATCCGATACTGGGATCACATCCACGCGACCA